GCCGCAGGACCGATCGATCCATTACCCGTGGAAACTTTTCCAAGATAATGTTGCTCTGGACAGTCGGGCCAAGCCGGGGCGGCTCGATGTTGGCGGTGATCTCGAAGTCGATATTAATGCTGGGCGTCGGGAAGACCTTGATCTGGTCGTAGTTGCCGTATTCGGCATAGAACCGGGGCCGACCCGGGCGGTTCTGGGAATACAACATCGAGAGCGCCTCAAGGCTCCTGCGCTCCAAGGCTGTCACACCCCCATTGCGGTACGTCAGACGCACTGCACGGACCTCCAGCAGCCCGTCAATGCTGCTCAGGTCGATCAGGGGGTCGTTGGCGGTCAGGGTCAGATTGGGAACCACCGTCTGAAACAGATCGTGGTCGAACCGGAGATACACCTGATCCTCGGCGTCAGAGATGATCTTGGGCATCTCATCCACGATGTCGCGGTTCTGTGCCCAGAGCCAGATCGGTGTGTTGTTCAAGAGATCGTCGTAGGTCATCTCAAAAGCCTCGTCTCGGGGGCCTGTTCTCTTGGATCGAAAGCCGGACTTCCTGATCGCTGATCTTCAGGTCCTGAATGGAATAGTTTTCTTCATCTGGTGGCCGCGCTTCATCAATCGGCTTTGGATCGTCAAGTACCCCCAGCTGAACAACGTCCTGCGGGTGATAGGTGCCGAACCTCGGCGTCAGGTCCGCAAACTCTTTAGCCGTTGGACCTTGCCGGATATCGTCAATCAGATCGGCAGCCGGGCGCAGGAAACCAGAAGCTGAGCACTCCTTGATCCCTTTGCCATCCCGGGGCAGGTGCTTCGGATAGATAGGCCCGGCTGACTTTTTTCCGCCCATATCACACCATGTACCGGTATCTTGACCGGTCCCTGTCATTGCGCTGAGCCAGCTCCTCAGCCTCCATACTCTCGCCCTTGAGCCGGGCGATCAGAGGCTCGTTGTGAGGTGGCCTCTTGCGTGCCAAGTCCAGCGCCAGTCCGAAGATCATAGCCTCGAGCCAGCGACCGGGGACATCATCAACATCGCCGTACCGCTGGAACTCTTCCGGCCTCTCGACGAAATAGACCACCACCGAATGCTCATTGCCGCCGACCGGGTAGACATTCAGCTCAGGCCGCCCCTTACGGTTCAGCCAGAACTGGCTCGGCCTACCCTTGGTGGCCTTGGTGGACAGTTGAGCATACTGGCTCGTAGAGATGCGCCGCATCGGGCTTTCAGCACCACTCTGAAACGAGTTGACCTGAATGACGTCATCGACGTTTTCAGGCAGCTGAATTACCGGTGAGACCCCATCCATAACGAAGCTCTTGGTGCCGATCCGCCATGTGTTATAGCCCTGCGCCGCCCACCGCTCCGTGAGGATACGAATGGAACGGCGGACATTGATGACGTCCGAGGCTGTCGCGGTCTCTCCGCCAGAGCGGAGGACAGCCTCGTCAACGACATCAGCAAAGTCGAAGGCTGTGTCCCCGACCTCCATGGCTTACTTCCAGCCGGACTGCGCGATGTTCAAGTGCAGAACCAGCGTCCCCTTGCTGGCGGGTGCCCCGGCAAGGATCAGCTCAATGGTTTCCTGCCCATGGTAGTTGTTGTCGTGCAGGTAATCATTGGTGAAGGCGACATGGTTGGCCTTGGAGCTGATATCGGTCGCAGCTGCAGCGAGGATCAGGTCACCAGCGCCGTTATCCAGCTTGGTCAGGGTCATCGTGGCGGTCCCACCGGGGGCGTTGATGATGGAGAACGTCGAGCCGTAGAGGTGCGGCGGCAAGTTGAAAAGGTAAGTCCCGGCTGCCTCAGGCACCTCGATCTCGAAGTTGGCCGCATAGGTCGCGGTCATCAGGGAGTTCACCCCTTGGACACCGGCAGTCTTCTCAACACCAGCGGTGGTCACAACGTAACCTTGGTGGAACATGCGGGTGCGGTGGTCGTTCTGGTTGGCTGGTACGTTGGACATTTCGTCTCTCCTGATTATGCCGCAACAACGCATCTGAAGCAGCTCATGTTCGTAGTGTAGCACGAAAAGGAAAGGGCCGCATAGAGCGGCCCTTCACAGTGTTTCAAGAGTGGTGAAACTCAGACGCCGGGAGCGCCCCAGAAACCCCGTGGGTCCATGGCCGAGAACGCATAACGCTCATAGGACAAGACCTTCAAGGTTTGGGTCTCAGACCCATCTCCGTTCTCCAGATCGAGCGGAGTACGGTCCCAGTAGGTCATCCCTTCAGACACATCGGTCTTCAGGAACCACGCGCGAGGGTCGCTGAGATAGTTGTTCAGCTTGTAGCCCTCAGGGATCATGCCCATGGTGTGGATCGCGGCGATGTCGTTATCGCTGGTCCCGACCCGGGCACCCGTGGTCTTCATCAGACGCTCTGCCGTAAACTGCAAACCATTCGGAACGATCATGCGCTTCGGGGTCACCGAGATGCGCAGGCCACGTTCGTCAGTGTAGTCGGCGATTTGAATGCACGCCGCTTCCAGAGAGGTTTCGTTCAGGTCGGCATTCGCCGCCGAGACGTTGGAGAAGGTGTCGCCGGTCTTCAGCGGGTGTGCCGCATTACAGACCGAAACGCCGTCGCCTGTCATCGAGGTGGAAAAGACCGCATCGGTAAACGCCGCAGCGCGAACCTCTTTGGTCTGAACCATCGACCGCTTCAGAGCACGGGTGTAGCGCGGAACCAGATCGAAGTACTGATCGTCCTCCACCGCTTCACGGGTGATCACGAAGCCAAGAGCGTAGGCGACCATGTCGACCTTGCCCTTCCACGTATCGGCTGCCTCGTCGAAGGCTGTCGGCGCACCGGCTTCCTTCTGCGGGGCAAGACCAAACGCGGCCTCCATGACGTACTCTTCGTAGGCCTTCGTCGAGCCACGGGTGTCGAAAATCTGCCCGTACTGCTGCTCGTAATCGGAATATTCCATTCCGAAGAAGTCGATGATGCCGGGCCACAGGTGCTCTCGCAGTGCGGCTCTGTTAATAGCTGCCATTGGTCAAACCCTCCTTAGGCTGCAGAAGCGTATGTGCCTGCTTGCAGGTTCATACTTACTTCCAGAAGTGGCTCATCAGTGCCCCAAGCATTGCCCGGGATGTTAACGAGACGGTGAACCATCAGTGCGCCCGCGCCGGGTGCTCCGAGGGTATAGCGACTGTCGCCGTACTGGACACTGCCAGCGTTGGCCACAAACGGGTGAAGGACTCCGACACTGGTAGCGGCTTGGAAGTCAACTCCCGCCTCGCCTTTTACCCAGAACATGCCATGGGGCGGCATAGCCACGATCCCTTGGATGTCGGTGCTGCCAGCAGCCCCGTTCCAATAGGGCCGGTACTGTTTGCTGCCTTCGGCATCGGTGTAATGGCACCCGCGAAAGACGCCAAGAATTGCGGCGGATGTAACCCCCGCTACTGTGAGCACACCAGAGGCGAGGATCACAGGGTCGCCGGAGAAGATCGCGGTGGTATTGGCGGCGGCAATAGCAAACTCCGCAGTACTGCCAGTGAACCCCTCCATACCTTGCGACTTCGCCAGTCTCAGTCCAAATCCAGACATATTAAAACTCCTTATTGCCGGGACATTTGTTTCAATGCGGCACCTGCATCTGCACCTGACAGAGTTTTTGTGCCCCGATCTTCATAGACAGCATTTGCGCCTGCAATTCCTTGCAGAGCATTTGCGCCTTGAAGCCCATCCTTCGACCGCTTCGCGTAATAGGCTTCACGCTGGCGGGCAAAGGCCTCTGGAAGTTTCATCAGAATGAAGCCACCGGTGCGGGCGTAACCTGTCCCCGCAATGTCTTCATCCAAGACAAACTCTTCCAGAAATTCCGATACGTTCACACGCTCGTATCCCTCGCGGATGGCGGATTGCACGTTCCGGGGTGTCGCCACCCCATTCACATGCTCCGCGATCCAACGAAGGCGATACTCACCTGCGATCCTTGGCATCTCCAGTACAGAGGCTGGAGACCAGTGGTCCATGGCGGGGCGCTCCATGGTATTTCTTTCGTCAGCCGCGCGTGAGCGGCCCTTTTCGCTGCGATCAGTCATCGGGTCAGGACCCTCCCAAGATCAGCTTTCGCAGGGAGCCAGCCCTTCTGGACTGCCTTGGCGCGGTTATCGATCATCCGCTTGGCAACCGCCGGGTCATCGACGTTGATACCCATGCGGCGATAGCCGTCAGCAATTGAGGCAGGTATCCGGGTCTGGCCGGGGACGGAACTTGGTCCGCCATCGCCACCAGAGTTTCCGCCGGTCGGCGCTGTGCCACTGAAGTGGTCAGGGAATTTCTGTCTCA